CGGTGCTGGGCTTGCGTTCTTGCCGTGGATCGTCGGGAAGAATCGGCCACAATATCGGCATTGATCGAACGGGCTTCCGATGACGAACTCCAAAAAATGTTCTTGCTTCCGGGTCCATTCAAACGGCAATCGGTCGGTGTGCGGCTTCATTTCGGTTTTCCTGACTGTAAAAAAAAGGCGGCCTCACTACCCCGTAGACCGCAACCGGCCCAGGGCGCGGCAACTGTACTTCACCCGCCGTCCGAATTCCGTGACAGGGTTGGTAGCTGGCACGGAATTCGGCAAGCCGCCATCCTCGACCGTGGCCGTGCGACAGCGGCAAACCGAGGCGGGTCAGGATTCCCCAGGGCTGCGGTGCGACGCGGGAAGGGCACGTTCTACGGGCGCGTTAGCGAAGCATCTTGGGTAGGGCGTCCGGCATCTCCGGGCCGCGGGGGAGGGCGTAGCCTTCCCCAGGCCCGCAACGTAGATAACACTTGCATCGGCTCGTTCTCTTTGCTACGTTCGCGTCGTGGCTGCCAACCTCAAAGAAAACCCGCTCCAACCTCTAGCCGAGACCCTGGCGCAAGAGTGGTATGTTTCAGGGGTCCGCGGCGGCCATTATCTAAGTGCGTGCGAAAGTGGCCTAGACGCTGCCCTAGCCGTGGCAATGGACCTTGCGCGGCGCGGTTATCGCGTGTCGGTGCGCACGGTCGATCCGGATGACCCGGATTCCGTAGCGTTCGAAGTTTGGAGCGATACGCTGTGACATTGCCCTTCGTCGCACGGCATGGGACCGGGTGCGGCCGCGTAGCGGCCGCCCCGGTCCCTGGGCTTGTCGATAAGGAAACAAGTAACGATGACCGCCCGTCCTTCTCGTGTACGCGCACCAATCACGGCCTCAAGCGCGACATATATCGCGAACTTGACCTCCAGCGTCGTTTGCGCAAATTGCGGCGCGTTGTTGTGGCTTCGGCTGAGGCTTGCCGTGATTCCGCAGAACGGGCAGGCGCGCGCCCGTCTGCTGTCATGGTCACGGCGACCTACCGACCAGGCGTTGAATGGTCACCGCGGCACGTGTCGCAGCTCACCAAGCGCTATCGGGAATGGTGTAACAGTCGCGGCTTTGCTTGCCGCTATCAATGGGTGCTCGAACTTACCCGGAGAGGGGTGCCTCACTATCACGTGTTGTTCTGGCTTCCGCATCATGTCCGAATTCCAAAACCCGATCAGGCTGGATGGTGGGACCACGGCTCTACTCGGGTTGAACGGGCGCGGCGAGCGGTGGGGTACCTGGTCAAATACGCTTCGAAAGGGGGGTTGGTGGATGAAGATTCGGTGCCGAAGGGTGCCCGACTCTATGGCGTCGGCAATGCACTAGACGAACGCCATGCCGTCCGGCGCTCTCGGTTGCCGGTGTGGTTGGATAAGGCTTCGAATCCCGCCGGAGTGCCGAAGCGCGTTGCGCGGCTCGGGTGGGTCTGCGACGTAGACGGAACGGTTTTCCGGAGTCCGTTCGAATTTCACGTGGGACGTGATTCGGACGGGCATTATTGTGTGGTGTTCATCAATAGGGGTACGTATGAAAATTGAAGTTAAGTCAACGCAGACCACGGAGAAGTCCGGGACGTCTGCGAAGGGTCGGCCGTACAGCATTCGCGAGCAGGAAGCGTGGGCGACGCTGGACGGCGAGTATCGGCGGCTTCGCATTGGCCTGGAGGATGGCGCGCAGCCGTATGCGGTCGGCAATTACGCGCTGTCTGAGTCGTCGTTCTCGGTGAATCAGTACGGCTCGCTTGAAGTCTCCCGCGTCCGTTTGGTCGCGGTGAAGTAATGTCCCCTCGGTTCTCGCCAGGGGCGGCGGCCAGGTCATAGACCGTAGGTCCGTGCGGTCCCTGGCGGGAATCGTCTTGGAGTTCTCTGTATGCCATACGTCATGACTTGCGAGGGTGCGACGAGTGTCCCCGGCGATCCGGCGACAGTCGTCGACACTTGCACGGCGGCCGGGGGCGTCGTGTCATGGGTCGAACAGGGAAGCGCTCTGCCTGAGCTTGACCTGGCAGGGGGCGCGCTGATTGGCGGCGCGGTCTTGGCTTTGTGGGCGGCGGCGTGGGCGTTTCGTGTCATTGCTCGTCAACTTTGGAGTTCCTGAAATGCGCAAGTACCTCTTGGCGGCTCCGGCCGCATTCCTGCCGCTGCTCTCGCACGCGGCCGCCGTCGATGTGGCCGATGTGGTCACGGACATCGGCGCGCAGATCACGCCGGTCACCGCCATCGGCGGCGGTGTTCTGCTCCTGCTCGTCGCCATCAAGGCGTTCAAGTGGGTCCGTCGCGCGATGTAATCGCGCTCACCGGGGCGGTGCCTGCGGCCGCCCTGGTACTCCGTCCGGGGGTTCCAATGGAAGGTTGGTTGTTGCTGCTCGCATTCCTCGGTGCCGCATGGATCATGTTTCGAGACTGATCTCGGCGTCGTTGTTGGCGCTCGTGTCGTTCGGCGCGGTAGCTGCGACTTGCGACGATGATCCGGTCATCGGTGAGGGTTTCGTTTGGCGTTCTATGCAGTCCTGGGCGAATCCGACGCATTGCCAGAACATGAGCGGGCCGGAGGCCGTGCTGGCGTGTTCTGAGCCGCGGTATCTGGCGATTTACGGCGCTGATTATTCGATCACGTACAGCGGTCCGATGTCGTGCACGGCTTCGGACACTTACGGGTGTCGCGCGTATGGTCGAGCGGGCTCGCTGTACTGGAATTTTGAAGGGAACCAATATTATCAAGGGGCGGTGTCGATCACCGCTAATCGTCCGGTCGATGTCGCGCCTAATGAATCGTTGTGCACGGATCCTGAGCCGGAATGCGGCGACGGAACTAAAGGGCGGTTGCAGCCGACGCGCGCGGCGTCTGCGACGCAAGTAACGACCATTATTGGGTCTTGCCTGGATGGTTGTGCGGTGTCGGGGGTTCGTGTCGATCCAGTCGGTATCAACAAAGAGCCGGACGGTACCTTTTATTTTCTGCCGTTCGTGAAGTTCTCGGGCGAGGCGTGCGCCGGTGGCGAACCGGAAATTCCGCCAGCAGATCCGACGCCGGTTGATGAGCCGAGCGGAGAAATTTGCAAAGAGTCGGCGGCGGGAACCGACGTCTGCACGGCGTCGGCCTATGGTGAAAACTGCGGGTATGTGAACGGTAATTTCGTTTGCCTTGGAAAGACCGATGCCGACGAATGTTGGGTAAACCCTGACGGGTCGCGGCTCTGCGGTGATACCGCGCCGACTCCGCCAGTGCCGGACAATGGCACGCCTGGAGTGAAGGCAGCGCCGACGGATCAAGTTTCCGCGGTTGCTCCATCGGGGTCCGGCACCACGTATAACTATTACAATTCCGCGACGGTCGCAGGTTCCTCGCGTGATCCTGGTGATTCGGGAGCGAATCCGAACCGCCCGTCATCGGCGGATCCGAGAACCGAGCCGACTCCGGTGACCGGATCGGGCGGTGACGGGACCGGCATCGACATCGAATTCCCGTCCGGCGAGGCATCGGGCGGCGAAACGTGCGCTGTAGCGCCAACGTGCACGCATGATGATCCTGTTCAATGCGCGATGCTCAATCAGCAATGGCGTACGCGCTGTGTCGATGCGATCGCGGCGGAAGATTCCTTAGCGGCCATCGGCGCGACCGAAGCGGAACAAGAGGGCGACCTTACCGGGGGCGCGGACCCGATCGAAATCACGTCATTGAACGCCGATGGCGGATTCTCGGGGTCGTGTCCTGCGCCGATTAGCGTTACGGTGATGGGCCAAACCTTGTCGCTGGATATTTGGTTGCGCGCGTGCGAAATGGCGGTGCTGTTCGCGCCGGTCGTAATGATGATGGGCTATCTAATTGCCATTGGAATTATCGTTAAGGGAGTGAAGGCGTAATGGCGTTTCCGGTGGCAATCACGCTAGCGTCGGTGCTGTCGTACATCGCGGTTTCCCTGGTGACGCGCGTTTTGCTGGCAATTGGTTTCAGCGTTGCCACGTACTACGGAATCGGGGAATTGTTCGCTGAGGCGGAAGCGTTCGTCTTTTCGAATTTCGGCGCGACTAGCAATTCGATTCTGCAAATTCTCGCAATGGCGCGCGTGGATGACTTCATGCGGCTGATGTTCTCGGCGTATCTGGCAACTCTTTCGCTAAAAGGGTTGACGGCTGCGGGTGGCATCGCCGTCGGGCGTTGGCTGACGAATACGAGCGGAGGATGATCCCGTGGCAAGCATTGATGTATCAGCGGTCACAACTGAAATTGCGGCACAACTTCCCGCGTTGGCCTCGGTGGGCGTTGCGATTCTTTCGATATATGTGGCGCTGGCTGCCTTCAAGTGGGTTCGTCAAGCGCTGATGGGCGTTGAGTCAGATTTCGACTGGAACGATTCGGTTGATACGGATTCCATGCCAGACGCGGACGTCGTGCATCCGGATGAGGACGAACCGAACGAATGGTCGGATTATCAGGACCCGCGCGATACTATGTCGCCGGAAGAATTCGACCGATGGGAAGCGTCGCCGTATCGGTGACGTTAGACGCGTGGGGGCGCGATGCTCAATCTAATCACGGGGCAACCTGGCAATGGGAAAACACTTTTCACTCTGGGCCTGGTTGAGAAACTACGTCTTGATCCTGCGAGCGTGGCAAGCAACCGGGAGGTTTATCAGTCGGGCATTCCGGAACTAAAGCTCCCGTGGAAAACGCTGGATGATCCCGCGAAATGGTGGGAATTGCCGAATGGGTCCATCGTCGTCATTGACGAGTGCCAGCGCGTATTTCCACCTCGCAAAACAGGTGCGGCTGTGCCGCGCGCTGTCTCCGAATTTGAGACGCATCGCCATCGCGGGTTTGACGTCTTTCTCATCACGCAACATCCCCAGTTGCTTGATATCGCTGTGCGGAAGCTCACCGGGCGGCACTACCACCTAAAGAGAACATTCGGCCAGGATTCTTCGACGCTTCTTCAATGGGAGGAATGCACGGACCCGAACGACCGGAGCGCGCGAAATAAAGCGCTGGTGTCGCGGTTCAATTTCCCGAAGGAGCGCTTCGACCAGTACAAGTCGGCCGATATGCACACGGTCAAGAAGGAGCTTCCCTGGAAGCCGATTCTCACGTTGGCGGCGGCTGTGCTTGGTGTTATTGGTCTGGGGTGGTTTGCGGCCGACCGGCTGATGAGTCAGGGCGAAGTCGAAACGGAATCCGCGGAAGTGCGGCCAGGTGGCGAGCGTATCCCGCCGACCGATCAATGGAACGCAGCCAGCCTTACGCCGCGGGTGCCGCATTGGCCTTGGTCGGCTCCGCACTACGACGGCCAGGTTAAGTTTGTGTCGGTGCCGCGGATAACCGGGTGCATGTCTTTGCAGGTCGGCAACGTGCGAACGTGCAAGTGTTATAACGGCCAGGGCGACGCGAACGTAGCGCCCGACGTTTGCCGCGATTTCATGGCGGGACGCGTGTTCGATCCGACGCGGGAAGTGCCCGACATTAAAGCCGAGAACATTGCACGGTTGGACGCGGCCTCTCCAAAAGGAAACGGCTCCGGTTCCGACGGAACCGGAGCCGCGGAACGGCCAGTCGTCCCCGGCCGTTAGGCCTCAGGCGCCGTTGCTTCGAAGTATTCGGCTGGCATCGCATCCAGCCATTGCTCGCGGATGCCTCGCAGGAACGCCAGGTCGCTCAATGTCGCGGCGAACATATCGGAATCTGCTTTCAAGTATTCAAGATTCCGCGAGGTCTCGCGTTGCAGGCATCCTAACGCGTAGCCGATTTCGGCAAGCTGGCGGCGGGTCATCTGCACCGTAACGGTCAGCTTCTCATTACCAGTCGGATTCGGAAGTACAGTAATCATGCTGCTCTGCTCCTGGTTATAGGCGGTCAATAAGGGCGGTCCGATGGGCCATCGCAATTAGGTGTCGGTGCTGGGCTTGCGTTCTTGCCGTGGATCGTCGGGAAGAATCGGCCACAATATCGGCATTGATCGAACGGGCTTCCGATGACGAACTCCAAAAAATGTTCTTGCTTCCGGGTCCATTCAAACGGC